CAACTCAGGCGCAACTGTTGATGTATCTTCTGTTCACTTTGGTGTTTACACAGCTAAAGCACAAAATGGCACAGCTATTTTGACTCAAGCTGCTTTAACCAGCCAAACCACTCCTTCTTATGTAACAGTTTCAACAGCATCTACACCTAATACTGCTGAAACAGCTCAAACTTTGTATTTCAATGTATCTTCTGCAACAGCGGTAGGTACTGTTGATGTATATGTTTATGGCTATGATTTAAGCTTTGGCCCTTACTAAGGCTAGTTAAAGTAAAAAGATAAAGGCCATGCCCAAAAAGTATGGCCTTTTTTCTTAAATAACCTATAATTGATTTACCTTATTTAAAGGAAAAAATATGTCATCTACTACTATTGCTCGTGGAAATGTCCTTTCTTCCACAGTTATTCAATATACCCTTCCAGTAACAACTATTGCTGATTCTTCTGATGAAGTAACTATTACTGTTCCTGATGTTCAAGTAGGAAATGTAGTGCTTGTTTCTACTGGTTTTGCACAAACTAAAGGTGTTGCTTGTGTAAATGCTCGAGTAACTGCTGCAAATACTATTGCTTTGGACTTTGTAAATGCTACTGGCGCATCTGCTGTTACTGTTGCTGGTGTTTATTACCTAAAAGTTATCAAGCCAGAAAATTTGCCTTTGCCTTCTAGCGCAGTTTAAGGAGTTAAAACATGGCTTACAATTCAGCTTTTGCACCTTTTGGACCAACATACTTAGTTGGCAGTTTGGCTCCTGTTCAGGTTAAATCTAGCAACAATGTATACCCTTCAGGTTATCGAATTGTAAACATTACTGCTAGTGCTATTCGAGTATCTTGGCAACCACAAGAGCCTAACGATGCGACCTCAACTCCTGTTGTTACAGCTCCTGCTTTGACTGTTCCTTCTTACAATACGTTTTATATTCCTGCCAATGGTGTGCAAGTATTTAGCGGTATTCCTCCTAATGCTTGGTTTTTATCTAGCGCAGCTTCTAGTGCAGAAATTACACCTGGTGAAGGGATTGCATAATGAGTTCAAATCAAGTAGCTTCTACAGTTACAGTTCAAACAGTTCCTGTTCAAGCACAATTTAATTCTTCTGGTGTTTGTTTAGGTTTAGTTGGCCCTGGTGGAGCTTTCTTTAGTCCTCCATTAACAGGGGATACTATTAATCCTGCTGTATTTCAGATGGGTGGAAATACAATAGCAACTTCTGTTTCTTTGCCTACTATTGGTAGTGGATTTGGTACAAGTCCTACTATTAGCGCATCAAATACAATGGCTTTTAAAGTTGTAGTTGGTACTGGTGGCGCAGCTTCAGGATCAATTACCTTACCAACTGCTGTAATTGGTTGGATGGGTTTTGCTGCTGATGTAACAAGCGGTACTGCTCTATTTTTACAACTAACAGCAAGTTCAGCAACATCAGTAACATTTACAAGCTATTCCATTACAAGTGGTTTAGCTCAAAATATGTCTGCTGGGGATGTAATTTTAATAAATTGTTTTGCTTATTAAAGGCAATATATGGCTGGCCCTTCTTCAACAGTAGATCAAAACCTACTGCCAGTTCAGGCTTATTTTGATGTTTATGGCAATTTTCAAACATTTATAGGTCAGGGCCAACCCTTTTATGCAACAGTTAATCCTGTTCAATCAGGGTTAACCATTACCAGTAGCACTATTAACAGCACCACAATCGGTGCTTTAGTGCCTTCTACTGGGGTTTTTACTAATATTTCTACAGCTACAGGACAGATTTCAACTTCTCCTTCTGCTGCTACAGATATTGTAAATAAGCTGTATGTTGATACAGTAGCCCAAGGATTAAATCCTAAAGCTGCTTGTAAAGCAGGAACTTTAACCAATATTACTTTGTCAGGTTTACAGACGATTGATGGTTATTCAGTTTTAGCTGGTAATCGAGTCTTAGTTAAGAATCAAACAGCAACAGCCGATAATGGCATCTATGTAGCCTCTGCAAGCGCATGGACTAGAGCAACTGACATGGATGTATGGGCAGAAGTGCCAGGGGCTTATACAGTCGTTTTAAACGGCTCTCAAGCCAATACTGCATGGGTATCTACTTCTGCTGATACAGGAACTATTGGAGTTACTCCAATTACTTTTGTTCAGTTTTCAGGAGTTTCTACTTATTACGCTGGCACAGGGTTAACCCTAGCTTCTAATACATTTAGCATTACTCCTGTAGGCACAGCAAATACTTATGGATCTGCAAGTGCAGTTCCTGTATTTACTACTAATGCAAGTGGTCAAATAACTGCCGTAACAAATACCACTATTGCTATTGCCAATACTCAGGTTTCTGGCCTTGGCACAATGTCAACTCAAAATGCCAATGCAGTAGCCATTACAGGCGGTTCTATTGATGGAACTACTGTAGGCTTAACAACGGCTACTACTGTAAGAGGAACAACTATTACTGCTACTTCGCAGTTTAGTGGCCCTGGCACAGGATTAACTGGCACAGCTACTTCATTAAGTATTGGTGGAAATGCTGCTACTGCAACATCATCAGGAAGTGTAACCAATAGCGTTACATTTAATAGCGGTGGTGCTGGTGGTGTTTCACCAATTACTTATAACGGCTCTGTAGCTCAAACCATTTCCTATAACACTATTGGCGCACCTTCTACAACAGGATCAGGCGCATCTGGAACTTGGGGTATTGCCATTTCAGGTAATGCTGCAACTGTAACCAATGGCCTTTATTCAACAGGATCTTATTCAAATCCTACTTGGCTTACTTCTATTTCAGGCTCTATTGTGAGTGGAGCTGTAGCAAGCGCAACTTTAGCTGCAAGTGCTACAAATATTGCTGGTGGAACAGCAGGGGCTTTAGCCTATCAAACAGGCGCAGGAGCTACAACATTCCTTTCATTAGGAACTACAAACTATGTATTGACGGCTGGTGCAACTGCTCCTCAATATGTAGCTCAATCTACCCTTTCTGTTGGATCTGCCACAAACGCTACTAATGCGACTTATTTAGCTGGTGGAGTAGCTGGCTCTATTCCTTGGCAATCTGCTGTTGGTGTAACTGGCTTTACTGCTTTAGGCACAACTGGTCAAGTTTTAACCTCTAATGGCACTAGCACTCCTACTTGGACTACTCCAACATCCTATGCGACTGTTACCGATGACACCACTACAAATGCAACTCGTTATCCTTTATTCGCTAATCAAACAACTGGAAACCTTACAACTGAATATACAAGTTCTACTAAGTACCAGTTCAATCCTTTTACTGGCCTTCTTACAGCCACAGGATTTAGCGGATCAGGCGCAAACTTAACTTCTTTGCCAGCAGGACAGCTATCAGGAACTATTCCTAGTGGTGTTTTAGGCAATTCAACGCTATATATTGGCACAACTGCCGTTGTTTTGAACGCTGCAAGCGGATCAATTACTTCTTTAGCGGTCAATATTAGTGGTTCTGCTGGTAGCGCAGGAACAGCTACAACTGCTACAAATGCGAATAACGTAGCCGTAACTGACAATACAAGCTCTGTTGCAACTTGGTATCCAACGCTAGTTTCTACAACTACTGGTAATTTACCAATTACTACTAGTTCTACAAAAATTAGTTTTGTTCCAAATACAGGAATTTTGACTGCAACAGGCTTTTCAGGGCCTCATAATGGCACAGTAGGATCAACAACTGCTTCTACAGGAGCATTTACTACTCTCTCTGCAAGCTCAACAGTATCAGGAACAGGTTTTTCTACTTATCTAGCTTCTCCTCCTGCTATTGGCGGTACTGATGCTGCTGCGGTTACTGGTTCTAACTTAATGTCTAGTGGCGGTGTATGGGCTAAAGGTCTATATGCTGGTACAACTTATACCGATGGTCTGGTGATTGATTATGTATCACCTACGGCTAGATTTAGTGCAGGAACTTCTGATGGATTTGCTTGGTATAACGGAGGTGTAGGCACTACAGCATTAATGACTTTATCAAGTGCTGGTGCTATTGGTACTGCTACTTGGAATGGAACAACTGTAGGAGTTTCTTATGGCGGTACAGGAACATCAACTGCATTTACGGCTGGCTCAATAGTTTATGCAGGAGCTTCAGGTGTTTACAGTCAAGATAACGCTAATTTCTTTTGGGATGCTACAAATCATCGTTTAGGTGTTGGAACAACAAGCCCTATCGGAAGAATACAAAGTGATTTAAATACAGCCTCTACAGTAACTAATACTTTAACATTAAATAATAATGCTGGCGGTTCAGGAAATGGCGCAGCTATTAATTTTTATAATAGCGGTACAAGTCAACCTTTTACAGGAAGAATCAATAGCTTAGATGATGGCAACTATGGCTATCACATGGTTTTTTCTTATAAACCAGGAGGTTCTTTAGGGGCTGCTGCTTTAACAGAAGGAATAAGACTATTTAGCTCTGGCGGTGTTTCTATTGGTAACACTACAGATGCAGGAGCAAGTAATTTATTTGTATCAGGAAATATTTACACAGGTACTTTTTCAACAAATCCAATTACAAATAGAGTAAATGGAAATATATTTAATGGTGTTGGTGGTTTAACAATAAGAGCACCAAGTAATTATTCCGCTTGGGGATTATCTGCAACTTCAGGCTCTCATGTTAATTTTTATACAGACCCAGGAAGCGGATATGTAGCTGCAGGAAACATTAGTTCTAGCGGTTCTGTAACTACTTACAATGTAACTTCAGATTACCGATTAAAAAACAATATTCAAAAATTAAAAAATTCTGGAAATTTTGTTGATGCGTTAAATCCTGTCACTTTTACATGGGAAACAGATGGAAGAAATGATGCTGGTTTCTTAGCCCATGAATTTCAAACTGTATCTCCAAATTCTGTAATTGGAACAAAAGATGAAAAGGATGAAAAAGGTAAACCAGTTTATCAATCAATGCAAGCAAGCACTTCTGAAGTTATGGCAAACATTATTGCTGAACTTCAATCTCTAAGAGCAAGACTTAAAGCAGCAAATCTATAAAAAGGCAAATATGACAACTTTAATTCCAAAATATGATGTTAAAAATGGTGGATTAACTCCTGCTGGAGCAATCAATAGACCAATTAATGATAAATTAGCTGAATCAGTTTCTGTTAAAGATTTTGGAGCTACTGGAGATGGCGTAACCAATGATAACGCTGCTATTCAAGCTGCGATTGATAGTCTTGCAACAGGTGAATCATTGTTTTTTCCAGAAGGAACTTATTTAGTTACTTCATTAAATGTAGCAAGCAAACAAAGTTTGACATTTATTGGTCAAGGTTCTCAAGTACAAACTACTATAGATTCTCCAGTTTTTAATGTAACCAATTCTGATGATATTGAATTTAATGGTGTCCGTGTATTAGGTAATTCTTATGCCGATTATTCAAAACCAAATCAATCAGGATTATTTTTAGATGGCGTAAGTCGAACAAGAGTTATAAATTGTCGTTTTGACGATTTAACTACAGGTATTTGGTGCAATAATACTTTAGTTGATGCAAGCGGTCACCAAATTCCAAATGAAATTAGTAGTTGCATTATTCAACAATGCTATAACGGAATTTATACACAAGATGCTTTAGTGTCTTATTCTCCTCCACAAAATTTTGGTGAATATTTCAGAATATCTAACAATACAATAGGTGGATGTAAAAATACTGGTATTAACAATCATGCTGGTAATACATCTATAGTTAATAATTCTATTTGCGGAAATCATTTGGGAATTCTTGTTTATTCTACTGGGTCTATTAATGGCGACCACGGAATGATTGTTGGTAATACAATTAACCATAATGAAGTGTGTGGAATATATTGTTTCAATCTATTGCGTTCAATGATTATTGCAAACAATAATATTTGGGCTACGCTTGGGCCTGGTACTCTTGGTATTGGAATCAGAGCAAATTGTTTTGGAATATTTTTAGAAAATTGTACAGATTGCACAGTTACAGGAAATGTATTTGGGCGCAACTTATTTAATGTGGCCTTTAGTGAATTATATGCAAGTGTTTTTGCTCATAATATTCTTTTAACAGACCCTACAAATACTCAATATCAGCTTGTAGATTACACAACTCCGTCTTCTTTGCGTTATAACAATTTTGGCCCTAATGTATTTAGCGGAACATATACTGCTGGTGGATGGGATGGCGACATTAACCAAGCAAGACCTTTAACTTATATTAACGGCTGGTCAAACTATGGTTCACCTTACCCTGTTGGGTCTTATTGGAGAGATGAACAAAACGTAGTTCATTTATCTGGTTTAATTACTGGTGGTTCTAGTGGGACAATAGCGTTTAGTTTGCCTGTTGAATATAGACCACCTACAGGAACATTACAGTTTTCAACTGTCGCTAATGGTGTTTTTGGTCAAATTGCCATTAATATTTCTGGTGAAGTAACAATTACTGGAGCTTCTAATGTTTCTTTAGATGGCATTACATTTAAAGCAACTACACCATAGGAATAATATGAAAACATTTACATTAGAAGATAACGAATGAACTATAAATGGTCAATCCTTGATATATCAGCCAAAGATGGCTTGATAACTCATGCTAAATACAAAGTCAGCCTTACTGATCAAGATCAAACTGTAGAAACTGAAGGCAATTGGTGGTTTCAAGGAACAGAAGCTAAAGTTCCTTTTGATCAAGTTACAGAAGAAATGGTGGCTTCTTGGATTGAACAAGAAACTATGAAAGACGGCATAAACCTTATAAAATCTAGGCTAGAAGAACAGTTAAATGAGCTAAATAAGCAAGATACTGTTGTTGCGCCTTGGTTGCCTCAAGTCTTTACCCCTAATTAGGAGCTTATATGGCAGTTAATCTTTCACCTATTGGTGGCGCAGGATGGCAATTTTTTGATAATGACGGAGTTCCTTTGTCAGGTGGGCTTATTTACACCTATTTGGCAGGAACATCCACTCCGCAAGCTACTTATACATCTGCATCTGGAACTATTCAAAATTCCAATCCTATTGTATTAAATTCTGCTGGCAGACCTCCAAGTGAAATATGGCTTTCAAGCGGTGTTTCATATAAATTTGTATTGCAAACTGCTGCTTTTGTTCAAATTTGGAGCATGGATAACTTGCAAGGACTTCCTTCTGCTGGTCAAGAAGGATATATAACAGCGACTCAAGGTCAAACTGTTTTCACAGTACCATTTACTTATTTGTTGGGATCAAATTCTTTGTATGTTTTTGTAAATGGATCAAAGCAAGTTAATACGTTAAATTACAATGAAACAAATACCTCAACCATTACATTTATTAGCGGTTTAAATGTTGGAGATATTGTGGAGTTTACTCAATGACAAAACCTATCGACATTATTAGTAGGGCATTAAAAGATATTGGCGCATTAGAAGCTGGAGAAGTTCCAACGGCTGATTCTGCTCAAGATGCTTTTGATATGCTTAATGACCTGATTGATCAATGGTCAAACGAAGATATGATGGTATTTAATACCACAGAAATCATATTTCCTTTAATCTCTGGTCAGGTTCAATATACCATTGGCCCTAATCCATCAACTGCAAATTACATTGGCGCATCTTTTACAGGATCAATTATAGGAAATGTCTTAACTGTAACTGGTCTTACAACTGGTGCAGTAGCTCAAGGACAAACTTTAAAAGGTACAGGCATTATTGCTGGCACTAAGATTGTTGAGTTTATTACTGGTGCTGGTGGTCAAGTTAATGAAGTTGGTACTTATCGATTAAATATTACTTATCCAACTCCAGTAGCTTCTCAGCTTCTTACTGCTTATTATCAAAAACCATTGTTTATTGATCAAGCTTATGTAAGGGTAAACACTCAGTCAAATGGTGAGGCTGTTCCCAATGGCGGTTTAGATTACCAAGTAGCTGTTTTGTCTTTAGACAATTACAATCAAATTGGTCTAAAGACTTTGAATGGCCCTTGGCCTAAAGCTCTTTATTACAATCCTAATGCTGATACTGGTAACGTCTTTGTATGGCCTAATCCAGCACAAGGTGAGATGCATATGTTCTCATCTACCATTTTCAGCAATTATGAAACTTTGTATGATGATATTGTGCTTCCACAAGGCTATTCAATGGCTCTTAGATGGAATTTGGCTGAACGCTTGATGCCGATGTATGGAAAAGCTTCTGCAACGCAAATTGGCATGATTAATGCTTATGCAGCTCAATCTAAGTCAACTATTAAACGCAACAATATGCGACCAATAGCTGCTGCTGGTTATCCAGATTCTATGTTGGTGGGTCGTAGTCGTGATGCTGGTTGGATACTCAGTGGGGGTTTCTTTAGGTAGAGGGTTTGTCCGCTAGTGTGATATAATAAAGATTCTTATAAAGGAGTCTTATCATGAAAACACTAGCAGAATTAAAAGCAGAGAAATTAGAAGTAAACA